AGGGTCTTGTTCATCTTGTATGTAACCAAAAGGTACTGTTCTAGCTATACGTGGTATTTTAATCCACTCATCATCTTCTTTTAAATCTGTTGGTTGGGGTAATTCCCAAGTTCCTATACTTCTATTATTCATTATTTCTTTTTACGGTTGTCTACAATTTTAACTGTATTAACATATTTCTTTTTAGTAGATAAACCACCTGCATACTTTTTAACAGGCTCTGGGTCTAAAGATATTATGTAGCTTCTTACTCCATCAACATCTTCACGTTTTACATAATCAAATTCTTCTTTTCCAAAATTTTCTTTAATAAAAGGTCCATATTTTTTTAAAAGAAGCGACTTACTCATTTTACCGTATTCCATTTTATTCTCCTCGGTTAACTTATTTACTATTCATCTTCTGCTTGTACATTCTTGACTGGCATAAGCATGACACCACCTGTAGACTCTACTTGCATCTTCTCTGTCTTCACTAGACCTGTCCTATCAAGTAATTCTTTTGCCGCAGTCATCTTTTCTCTCATGCCCAACTCTGTAGGGTCGTTGATACCACTAACCATTGCAACAGCTGCTCTAGGAGCATTACGTGCCATGAACATTTGAGTAGCCTCTAGAACCTCTTCTTTGATGCCTCTGACGATGTCTGACGTGGAACTGGTAGGTGCATAGCCTGCGAGTAGTTTCGCCTGTGTAACATCCCCATTTGCCTCATCAAACAGTACATCTAAAAACTTCTGTTGCTTTTCTGTTAATTCTTTTGCCATTATGATTTCTTCTTTTTTGTTTTTTTCTTAACGGGTACTACACCGACTCTAACTTTTGTAACACTTGCTATAGTAATAGGCTTTTTCTTCTTCTTCACAAAAGAAGTAATCTGAGCTTTACTAAGCTTTGGGTACATCTTAGATAAAGCAGTAATCATTTTGTTATCTGATGCTGACATTACATTGGTACTCCTAATTTAGTAATACGTGCTATAAGTCTATCTGCTCTATTGGTTGTTTGCTTATACCATCTACTGTCTTGCATCTCATCGCCTGCACGTTGCCAATCTTCATCTTTAACTGCAGCAATAAAATTCTTAAATTTAGATAATCTAGGTCTGCCTAACTGAAAACACATATTTGCTATGACTAGTTGTGCTTCTTCAGGTAGATTATCAAAGTTATCAAATATAATTTTACAGTCGCTTATTGTAACTGCTATGTCTTTAGTGAACCAATCATTTATTTGTTCATGTGATACTTTTGTTCCTACAGGCTGTTCGTAAAACTCTTCATCCCATTCAGTAATTAGGTGTCCTATTCCTCCGGTTAAATGTCCAAGGGAACAATGATAGGTTTTATATACCACACCTTCATCATTAGCTATCTCATCTTGTAATGTTACTAAGTTCATTTCTTACCTATAATTTTCATTGCTTGTCCTGCACCTTTTATTCCAAAGGATGCACTAATTGCTATAAACAGTAAATACTGATACCACTCAGGTAATGTATTTAATACTTCAAAGCCTATTCTAACATATTCTGTCATGCTAGGAATAAACACTAGTATAGCAGGTAATAATAAAACAATCAAGGCAAATTCATCTTTCCAGCTTCCATCTGTAGCATCTGCCATAGATTTCTCCCACTGCACTTCGCCTGTAGCCACTTTCTCTGCTACTGCTGCTTTAGCTTTAGCTTGTGCAACTTTAGCTTGACCATCGGCTTTGACCTTCTCTACCTTACTACTCATCCATGAACTAGCTAGATTTGCTATAGGTCCTATTAACGCCGTAAACATGTACATTCCTTTTGTTTAAATTTAGTGTCAATCCAACACTTGCCATAGTATAAAATAAATAACCATACTGTGAATAGAACTCCTTCAACGTAGCTAAGTTCATTCCATGCATCTAGTATCATACTGTCCACTATAATCTCCTATAACCGTCTTTTTCTTGTCTTTCTCTTAGAGCCTTCACGTGCTTGTTCATTAGATAATTTCCTATCCTCAGAAATGGCTTTGCGAGTGTCAGATATAATTTGTCTTTTCTCATCTAAATCTCGCCGTTTTTGTAGCAATCTTTTTGGGCTGTTTAGATACTTGTCTATTTCCTCTAGTTGCTTTGCGTTTAGCAGCCGTAGTGGCGGCGTATTCTTTGGAACTAAGAGCCTTAATTGCCGCTTCAGGTAGATAACGCTCACCGGTAGCTTTTGACCCTTGTGTACTAGGTTTGCCACTCTTAGTTCTCCACTTTTGTTTTGTCCAATTTGCTAGTGACCTTTGTGGTGCTTTCATACGCTTCCTTAATTTCTTCTATTGTTCTGTTGCATCCTATGCAGACATTTTCTTGCAACGTGCAGATACCTATACATGGTGTCACTTCTTGCCTATACTTCTTAAACTTTCCATAACATTATCTATGTTAGGCTCTTTACTATTTGGGTTGTACACACATTTATATTGTTTAGGACAATTAGATTCATACATTAATGTATATGTTTTATTTCCACCTATATATATACAAGCCTGTTTATTTGTATATTTTGATTTAAGTATTTTTTTTAATCTGCAAGTTGTATACTTTTTCTTTTTAATCTTGCCTTGATGTATCATCTGTTGTTTAGTTAAGGGTTTAGGTACATACTTATAATTATCTCCGTAGGCTTTAGTGGAAAATATACTTGCTAGTAATAATAAAAATCCACCTGCAACTAAAATTAAGAATACCCATCCTATACCTTCACCTATTTGTCTTCTAAGTTGTTGCTGCTTATATATTGTTTGTTGTCTTTGTTTCCTTATCTGACCTTCCATCTGCAATAATTCATCATATGCTTGAGGACCGTGAGTCAGGTTTAAAAACATTTTTAGTTCATATCTTTGTTCTTCAAGTTTCTTCTTAGCTGCGTAGGCTGCCATTGCGGCTTCTTCAATAGAACCTGCTTTAAAAAGTTTACCAAAAAGAGGTGGGTTCTTAGCTTGTTTCTCAGCATTATCAACATCACTAACTGCTCCCATCCATCTGCCAATGTCTCCTGACATTTGCTCTATGTCTCGCCCTACTGCAAATCCTTGCTTAATAGCAGAAAATGCTTTACTTGCAACACCTACAGCCAGTGATATAGTTACGGGGTCCATTATCTTTTCCTTCTAGGTTTACAGTAAGCTGTTATCTGTAGATTAGCTCCTTCCAACTGTGGTACGGATGGTTGCTTGTGTAATCTCTCTGCAAAGTACAAGCATCTATCTATGTCTTCAAAGGTTTGTGTTTGGTCTACTACTCTTAATCCCATCATAAACACTAACACAAACTCAATCATTTACTATACAGGTACTCCGTGTACCTCTTGTTCTTCGTGACATTCACAATTACATTCTTCGCAGTCACACTCGTAACACTTGCAAGTTTCACACTTTTCTTTTGTTTTTTCTGTCATGTGCTCTTTTTAAACTTTCTTTTGCTACTTTTGCTATTCTTACAACTTCTGTTTTACCCATCACTTTTGCTCTTTGTTCCATGACGGTTAAGATTTGTATCTTTCGTGCATAAGGTTTACTAACTTTTCTAACTTTTGCAACTGTTTCTCTAGCATCTTTTGCAGTAGCAAATTTAATTCTAACTGTGTCTTTAGGGTTTTCATCCGTGTATAAACGTCTATCTGAACCTTTGGGTTTTTTCCCTGTGCCAACTTTAGGGTCTTTCTTTTTAGTAGCCATTAATTCTTATAACCACCACCTGCGGCTTTGTAGGCTTTAGCCATCATCTGTGCTTTACGTGCTGACCATTGACCCGGAGCACCACCTTTGCCACCAGCTTTTATTCTGTTAAATATTCTTTTTCTCAATCCCGGTTTTGTATAATTACCAGCTTCGTTGACTTTACTCTTAGTCTTCTTTTTCTTTGTTGCAGAGCCACCCTTTTTTAATTCTAATGCTGATAAAGTTTTAGCTTGACCTGCATGTGCCTTACTAGCTTTCTTTAATTTACTTGCTACTTTTTTTATTGTTCTTTTTACCTTTGCTAGTGCCATTAGTATCCTCGTATAAATTATTAAATGTTGTGTAAGGGTCTAGGTAAGATTCATGTGACTCTGCTGAGTGTGTCCACTGTGATGGTGCAAAGTCTGGAGCACCTTCTCCTGTAACCCACAGAGCAGGACTTGTAGCTCTTACTCTGTTATTTGGAAGTGCAACTATATTGCCTGTCCATTTCCCTGCATCCAACAAATACATTACGTGTGACTGTTTATGCTGTGCAGGGTCATCTGCTATGTCACTGTCTGTGTAGTCAACAGTAAACATATACTTAGCTGTGTAGAACTCATTGCCTATCTTACATAACCACGGACTAGAACTGACTCTGTCCATAACTATGATGCTATGGTTTCTTGATTCACAATCCCAAGGTTGACATAAGTGGTCTTCCATTG